TTATGAATGATCCATCCCCAAGCTCACAAAAACTTCAACAGTTATGGCAAGACCTTTATGATAGAAAGCTTTCAGCAGTAAAGCATTACTCAAGAAATTTTAATGTTGGAGAGTTAAGATACTGGGAGGCAATGAACTTTGTCAAATATGGTCCAGGACAACACTTTCAAGAGCACACAGACCACGGGTATTCTTATAACTGCGTAGTGTCCTTGGTTGCATATCCTAACGATGACTATGTTGGTGGAGAGTTGGAGTTTAGGTTACAGGGCATAAAGGCAAAGCCTAGGGCTGGAGACTTGTTTATTTTTCCATCTAACTTTATGTATCCCCACAAGTCTTTGCCAGTTGAGTCTGGGATAAAGCATTCGATTGTTACAATGATTGACTATTCGGATAAATATCACAATCCAAAGTTTTATGAAGAAACTGGAAGCTAGTGAAAAAAGTTTTTGCCTATACTCAGGGTAAGTTAGCACGTGTTGATCAGCTACCTATGCACCGTGACTGGATGGACATAACGTTTGATAGACATGCCTATCAATGCTTTCCAATGTCATTATCAAATAGACTGGGTTGGGGAATATCCTATCCAGAAGACATAGTTTTTATATGGGATGGTATAAACGATTCAACCGCAGATCATGTAAAAATATTGTCGGGAGAAAAGTATGCGATGTCACTTCGTGGAAACAGGACGGTTAGTTTTCATACTGACATTGTTTTTGTTGGTGAAAATGAAGAAAACCTGACGCTACTGACAATGCCAGTGCCAAATCAGTTTATTAGAGGGGCACAGTGCATAACTACCCTAATCAGCACATCAGTGTTGGCAAATGATTTTCCGATTGCTTGGATGATTACTGAGCCAAACATTGAGATAACTATTCCAGCCAATACTCCGATTGCAGCTATCTTGCCAATATCCCTATCGGATATCCAGGAAAATGAGCTAGAGATTAAAAGCGGTAGGCCAGAATATGAAACACAAGAGTGGCAACAAAACATGATTAAAAGAGGAGAGGCTAGCCAGGTAATGAACTCTAAGGGAGAGTGGACACACTTTTATAGAGACGCAGTTGATCATAATGGATGCCCAGCTGGATATCACGAAGCTAAGAAAATTTTGATGAAAGTAAAAGATAATGCCAAAGATTAAGTTTGTAACAAATAAAGGATGGCTTTCTGAAGATGATGCCTCTGCCCCAAAGCCCACATCAAAAAGTTTGCCAGAGTGGTATATTTCTGCAGATAGGTTTTACAAAAACCCACATGGAGAAAATTATGTTGGTCCAGATGGTGGAAAGGTTCCAACCTGGAAAGCTTGCCCAGCAATGTATGACATCCTGACTACTGGATACGTTTATAAAACCCCTTGCGATATTGAGTTCTTCCTTGACTCAAATCAAAAAATTTCTGCTAAAGTTTTAGATCCAAAATATGCAGATTTTATTCAAAATAGAGAAAAGATGCCTCAGTTTGATGGCCCTCTGGGTTATCACGAAAAACATTTTGCTTGGTATCCAGACTGGGCGGTAGAGGTGCCAGAAGGATACAGCGTTTTATACTCTCAGCCTTATGACAGGTACGACCTACCATTTTTAACAACTAGCGGTATAATTGATAATGATAAGGTAAATCTTCCAGGGACTATGCCATTCTTTGTTGTAAAAGACTGGGTAGGGGTTCTACCAGCAGGAACTCCCTATATGCAAATGATGCCATTCAAGAGAGAAGATTGGACATCTGAGTATGTTAAAGAATCTGGAATATCTATTATGAAAAAGAATATGAAAAACTCTGAAAAGTATAGGGTTCCAGATGGTGGCGTATACTTAAAAGATGTTTGGGAAAAACGAAAGTACGAATAGGAGAATGTTTTTATGGAAGATTTAAGAAATAATCACTTTGTAGAGAGGGTGTCAATAACACCATCTGGGTTTTTTGGAGATTCTCCAGATAACATTGTAGCCCTTGAAAACTTTATGACTGAAGAAGAATTGTCAAAACTAAATGATTTTATTAGAAGTAATACTAACTGGGATGTTACAGAAACTCATCACAACGAAAACGGCACAGTGACTTACGATGCAGACTACTGGGCAAATCGTGTTGCAACTTATCCAACAATTCAAAAAAGCAGCCTCGAAGTCCCAGTTATTATAGAAAAAATGGTTCGAAGACTAAAGATTGAGGTGGACAAGTTCTTTAGCGTTGATGCCGATCCTACTAGCCCAGCTATGGTTAGATGGCTTCCTGGACAGCTACAGATGCCACATGCAGATAAAGAGTTGCATACTGGTCCAGATGCTGGCAAGCCTAATGATTTTCCATACTATGATCTAGCTGGACTTTTCTATATAAATGATGACTATGAGGGCGGAGAGTTATACTTTCCAAACCAGGGCATTCAGTTCAAACCAAAAGCTGGGGCAGCCTACTTCTTCCCTGGAGATAAAAACTATATTCACGGGGTAACAGAGATAAAGTCTGGAATTAGGTATACCGTTCCATTCTTCTGGACAATCTTGCGTCACCAGGAAAAGCCCCAAGTCGTGGTATAATTTTAAGGGAGAATCTTTATATGGTAAACTTAAACAACAAAAACAGGCTAACAAAAGATATTGTGGTCTACGAAAACTTTTTAAGCTCAGAAGATTCTTCAAAGATTATTTCAGTGCTAGACTCAGTTGCCGACAACGGCACAATTACCTGGATGCCAATTTCTTTTTATGAATCCTACTCTTCGGTTTTACCACAAAAAGGAGATCCAGAAATAGAAAAAGCTGGATTGCCATCAGACATTTTTGAACAAATTAAAGCTAAAATAGTTGAAGCAGTAGCCTCTGTCCACGACCTAGATCCAGCCACAATAGTAGAGATAGGCTATCACACTCAGAAGTGGGAGCCAGGAGCATATGCTAGAGTACACTCTGACAACACAGACGAACACGGAAACTCTGGACCATTTGCAAGAAGTCGATATGCAGCATTTCTTTATTTAAATGATGATTTTTCTGGTGGAACTTTAAAGTTTCCTAAACAAGACTTAGAGATATCTCCAAAGATTGGAATGCTGGCGGCATTCGACGGTGGATTTAATAATATGCACGAAGTAACTCTAATAGAGTCTGGCGTTAGATATACCATAGGTTCTTTTTGGGACGATCGCACAGAAGACGCATACCCACAAGATCTGAGAGATGCCTGGGCGGAAGAAATGAAAAAAGTCAGAGAAGCTCAAGAAGTTGAAAGAAAAGAATGGCAAGAACTACTTAAGGATGGGTACAAGCTGGATATGGACGGCAAGCCTTACAAATTAGAAGATGAATCAAATGATTGAAAAATTAAAAGATTTGTTTAGAGAAAATGATATTGCCTTTACTGAAATTACAGATGAGCTACTGTCTATAGAAAACTTTCTTACAGACGAAGAGATAGACTTTATCTGGAGCAAGATAAACTCAGCAACTCAAGAGGACTGGGAAGTTGAGTATACATCAAACCTAAAACATTTCTGTCTTCAAAAATTTGGTAGGGACGATGTTGACAACCTAGTTGCCGAGGGAAAGTTTGAAATAACGCAAAACTGGCACGATAAAAACCTTAACATTAGTAACTCACAAGAATATCGCATCTTTTATGAAAGGCTGAACAGCCTAACTAAAAAGGCAGAGTCTAAGTTAGAGCTAAGTGGTCTGGCTACGATTCAAAGAATGCAGCCAGGAGTAGACCTAAAGTCTCATACAGATGACCACACAGATCCATCAATATCCTATGCAGCCATTTTATATATAAATGATGACTATAAGGATGGAGAGCTATTCTTTAAAAATTTAGACATAAAGCTAAGACCAAAGCCAAAGACCCTCTTAATTTTTCCAGGTAACGAAAAGTACGAGCATGGAGTAGAGGCTGTATCAGAAGGTCCAATTCGCTATGTTTTGGTTGGCTTTATAAAAGAAATTGACCATTATGAAAAGAATAGGTATTAACATGAAAAAAAATATATTGCACGAAAAGGTCTACTACTACGAGGACGCTATTGAAAATTTTGAAGAAGTAATGAAAACTATTTCTGAACTTGCTGAAATAAATAGTGCAGAAAATGGTAGGCTTTGGGATACTTGGACAGCTTCAGACGATAAAGATTTTATTTATGGAAAGACACAAACATTTGACCTTGCTCAAATTAATCAAATGTCAGAGCCATACAGAAGTAAGATGGAGTATGTTTATATTAACATTATGAAGGCACTTTATGCTGTTTCCAAAGACTATGCTGAGTCGGTTGGGGATCATGATGAGCCAAGGCTATTCCCAGTCTTTAATATTAAAAGATATAATACTGGGGCATCCATGGGGGCCCACTATGACCAGCTAGACGGAGACAAGACATTGAGGTATTCTCTTGTCATGTATCTCAATGAGGTTCCAGAAGGGGGAGAAATCTCCTTTAAGCTGTCTGATTATGAAGACCACAATCAGGTGGTTAGCCCAGACCTAGACTATGAAGTTGCCGTAGCAAATAACCAAATAGACTTTGGGGTAAAGCCTAGTGCTGGAAGTGTTATTATATTTCCATCCTCAGCACCATACTATCACATTGCACACACAGTAAAATCTGGGGTAAAGTATATGGTTCCTAGCCACTGGATTCACAATGATATGGATATGAAAAAGGGGTGCAGTGTATAATTTTGATATTGAAAAAATAAATGAATCTGTTTGGGTTTTTAAAAATGCTGTAAAAAATAGCCAAGAATATATAGACTATTTAGAAAAAAACCAAGAATGGAAAGACTGGTATATCTTTGGAAAAGCCTCAGATGGGCCACCCTGGCCAGCCACAACCTTTACGAGTTTTCCAACTGAAGAAGAGTGGAAAACCTCAAAGACCTATGGAGATACTGAAATAGGTGGCAAGAACTATTTTGCCAATCAGATAGACGATTTGTTTTATTATGCTACAAAAGCTTATGTCGAGGCTAACAATATATCACTAGACAACTGGTCTGTAGACGGATGGAATATTGCAAAGTATATTCCAAACCCAGAAGAATTTCCCAATTATGTTATGATGCATCACACAGATTTCCAAAGGGAGTTTTCCCATAATCCTGGACTAAAATTTGCGATTACTGCAGTGTTTTACCTAAATGAAAATTATGACGGTGGAGAGGTTCAGTTTAGGTTCTTAGATGAGAATGATCCATCAATAGTAAAAGAAGATTATAGCTATAAGCCAAAGCAGGGAGACATAGTTGTTTTTCCATCTGGCCCTCCGCATTACCATGGAGTTAAGGCTGTATCTAATGGAGAAAAGTATATAATTAGGAACTACTGGCGATATGATTATCCTGGACATCCTCTTTGGCTAAGGCTTCAAGAAAAATATGGCGAAGACATTTGGCGTCAGCTAGAAGACCAGAGACTTAAATTTAATAGAAATAGCGATAACGTAAAAAGTATTAATAATATTCCATTCTGGATAGAATTTGAAGAATACTACAAAAAAGAAATTGAGATGCTGGATCTATGAAAACTGCTATAGTTACTGGAGCAAGCAAAGGCGTAGGTTACGCTACAGCAAAACTGTTATCTGAAAATGGATATAAAGTTATTGCAGTGTCCAGGGACTTGTCTAAAATATCTCAGATAGAGTCTGACTCCATTGAAACCTATAGGCTAGATATCACGCAGCCAAAAGAAATCAAAGCATTTTTTGAAAAGTATGGCCACTTAACTATAGATCTTCTTGTTAACAATGCAGGTGGTGGAGCTAGTCCAACAAGACTTATAGATGAAACAATGGACAACTTTAAAACTGCCTACGAAATAAACGTTTCTGGCCCAATGTATCTTTCTCAGCTATTTGTTCCTTCTCTTAAAAGATCAGAATCTCCGACAATTATTTTTGTTACATCCCTATCTGGGAAAGTTCCTTTTATGGGTGGTGGAAACTATACTAACGCCAAAAGAGGAGAGATGGCTTTAGTCGATACTATGAGGATGGAGTTTCCAGAGTATGGCATTAAGATAACCGAAATTTGTCCAGGAACAATAGACACACAGGAAGAAAGAAAGCCATACTCCCTGACTGCAGAAGATATGGCAGAAGCAATTCGTTGGGTGGGGTCCTTGCCAAAACACTTTAATGTTAATCACTTAGAAGTTAGCAACATTTTTAACAACAAGTACGGAGGAATCCAGTGAACATAACCAAGTTGGCAGATGATGTTTACCAAATTACTGATTTCTTAACAGAGGAAGAGCTAAACCAGGTTAACTTATTTATTAATAACATAACTGAAGATATGTGGTTTCCTGGTGAAAAAAAGGAAAGAGATGATTCGGATTTTTGGTACGGCAGAAACATGAACACTGCCTCAGTACCTGCTTTTTCTGTAATTAATGAAAAACTAAAAGATTTTTTAGATTCATACTTCTATTATCCTGCAGAAATAATGTTCAGTAGATATACTGAGGGTGACTATATGAAAGAGCATAGGGATGAGTGGAAAGATGACTTTCCAAATTACATAGGTTACGGATTTTGTATATACTATAACGACGACTATGAAGGCGGAGAGCTGGAGTATCCAGAGCTCGGGATTAAGATTAAGCCACCAGCCAATTCTGTTTGCATTCATGGTGGAGACGTGCTTCACCGATCTTTACCAGTAATTGGTG